TAACCTGATGGTAAGTGGTTGGAGGCCGTTCATCGGTTGGACATGTGGCTTAGGTATGTTTGGTAACTTTATTACCATCCCGTTTAGCAACTTTGTTTTGGCTCTACTTGAGTTAGACATAGTTATACCTCTGGTTCCTCTGGAGACCCTGATGCCAGTGTTGATGGAAATGTTAGGCTTAGGTGCAATGAGAACTTACGAGAAGAAATCAGGAGTGTCTAAGTAATGTCTAAAAGAGGTGGTAAAGGAAAAGCAAGAACTGTTAAAACAGGCCAAGCTGAAATTGATCGTATAAATGACGAAGAATACGCTAAAACTGCTGTATCTTGGTGGGACGTTAGGAGACCTAATGTTTTCTTTGGTGTTCAGGGTGAGCGTACAGACGAACAGAAAGCGCGAGTAAAGCAGTTTAGACAGGAGTGGGGCAATGTTAGAGGCGCTGCCGCTGTCAACGGTTTAATAGACGGAACGTATACAGCAAATCAACTTAGTGAGAACTGGGGAGCTGCTAACTTAGCTTCAGTTATTAGAGCTGAGTCTTTTGAAGTAGGCGAGTTTAACGAGGGTGATGACTTTGGAGCTTACTTACAGTCACAGTTTGATAATGTGTCTAGCTTTATCAACCCAAGCGGTGAAGGCGTAAGAGGTACTTTAGGAACTATAGACACTGCTCCAGCACAAGGTTCAGGAGGCCCTAAGGGTAATGCAAGAGGCGTTACTGTTACCTCTGGTGACTTAGCTAACTCTTCTTATATCAATGCTATTCGCTCTGCTGCTGAAACATCGGGAATACCTTTAAACATTAACTCCCCAGACAACTCAGAATATACGCTTAACGTCGGACAGTTTGACGATGTGGCCTTAGGTGAGTACAAGCAGACAAAAGAACCTACTTTAGACTTTGGAGACATCTTTGAAATAGGAGTTAAGTTTCTATTATCTACCATTATTACTGGAGGTGCTGGAGCTTTTCTAGGAAGCCTTGCTTCAGGAGCAGGGGCTGTTGCGTCACTATCCGCAGGACTTCAAGGGGGTTTAGCAAACTTAGCCAGCATGGCTTCTAGTTTAGCAAACTTACCCTCTAATGTGGTAAAACTTATTACAGACCCTTTAGGTGGCGTAGCTTCTGCTAACGGTGGTATTATCTATAACTTTGCAGAAGCTCAGAACTCAATAGAAAACATTATAAAGTTAAATGAGTTTGTGGAAGATGAGTCAGTAGTTAATTCAGAAGATCCTGAAGCTCTTATTACCAATGAAAACACACTTACTACTGTCTTAGAAGAAGGTGTCCAAGCTGGTTTAGACGTTGTAAAAGAAATTAAAGCAGGTCAGGAAGAAGAGGAAACGCCTCCAGCAGCAGTAATAACTGAAGAAGAAGAAGTAGTATCCCTAGAACCAGACCCAGACTTGCTAGGTACTTCAACCGTTGAGGAAACCATAGGTGGCGAAGATTTTACTACTGATCCTTTACCTACTCCAGAAATTATAGTTGATGAAGTACCTATAGACGAAATAGAGATAGAAATAACAGATCCTGAAGTAGACATAGAAGTAGATCCTTATATTCCACCACCACCACCAGAAGAAACAGTTACTGATGGATCAGCGGATGACGGTGGTGGCGGGGGTGACGAAAGCGGGGGCGGTGGTAGTGCTGGCGGTGGTAGTGCTGGCGGTGGTAGTGCTGGGGGAACTCCTGTTGTAGTGGAAGACAAGCCGTGGGTATTAGTAGGTAATGGCCCTTGGGTTTATACAGGGGAAGGCGGTTACTGGGTTCAAATTGATCCAGAGGTTTTAGCACAGGAAGGTGTTGTTACAGGAGCGGACGGTAAATATCAAGTTTCTCCTGACATTTATACAAATCCAGAGAACTGGGTTAGAGTTGAAGAAGACCCTAACTGGACTGAAGAAGGAGATTACGTTGCTTCTTCAGGAGATCTTGGAGATGTCTTTGGTGGCGCTGGTTCTGATCCTGTAACTGACGAAGAAGAACTATCTTTAATTGATATATTGTCTACAGGTTCTGGCGATCTTGTTGACATTATTCTGGATGGTACTACCCAAACATCAACAACCCCTACCCCTGTAGTCACAACAGGAAGCACTGGACTTACTCCTTTTGATCCTAATGATTTAGACGGAGACGGTGTACCTGATGATATCGAATTTGATGGAGCTAACTCTGGAGGCGCTGTAGACGGCAACGAAGATGTAGACAAGGGTGAGGACAAAGGTGAAGGTGAGGACAAAGGTGAAGGTGAGGACAAAGGTGAGGGTGAGGACAAAGGTGAAGGTGAGGACAAAGGTGAAGAAAGCGGCAATGGTAACGGAACTGCTGATGGAAATGGCGATGGTGGCGGGGACGGTTCTGGCAATGGTAATGGTGATGGTGGCGGTGGTTTAGGCGGTACAGGTATGTTTGGTAGTGGAGGAGTACCATCAACGTCTGTTTCAGGAGTTGATTATCAACCTTTAAAGTATCAAACGGATCTTTTAAATAGAGTCAGCTTATTTGATTTTATAGACTACAATCCTCTTAGGAACTTGAAATGACATATTTAGAATTAGTAAACGGAGTCCTAAGAAGACTCAGAGAAGATCAAGTAGGATCAATTAGTCAAAACCCTTATTCTTTACTTATTGGTGATCTTATTAATGACGCTAAAAGAACTGTGGAGGATGCTTGGGATTGGTCTGCATTACGAACTACCCTTACTATCTCCACAACAACAGACATCTTTAACTACGTGCTTACAGGCAGTGGTAATAGGATTAAGATTATTGACGTTATCAATGATACGTCCAACTGGTTTATGACTTACAAAGACACGCATTGGATGGACAATGCCTTCTTAAATGAGACACCTCCTAAGTCAAGCCCTACGTTCTACAACTTTAACGGTGTGGACACTAATGGGGACACCCAGATTGATCTTTATCCTATTCCTAACGCTGCTTATACTATCCGAGTAAACTGCGTCCAACGTAATCCTGACTTAGCTAATGACGGTGACAAGCTTCAAATCCCACACATGCCTGTACTGCACTTAGCTTTGGCTTTGGCTTCCAGAGAGCGTGGGGAAACCGGCGGTAGATCAGCAGGAGAAATGTTAGCATTTGCTCAGAACTATATGTCAGACGCAATTGCTCTGGACGCGTACAAGCACCCAGAAGAAACTATCTATAGGGCGGTCTAAGCAATGGCTCAGGACAGACAAAACATAACGATTGCAGCCCCTGCGTTTAGAGGTTTAAACACACAGGACTCTCCGCTTAGTTTGGATGCTTCCTATGCGTCCATTGCGGATAACTGTGTTATTGACCAATACGGTCGTATAGGCTCTCGTAAAGGGTTTACAGCTCTTACTTCAAGCACTACTCCAATAAACGGTAGTAACGGTATTGAAGTTATTAAAGAGTACATTAACCCTACAGGTGCTAACGTTATTCTTTCAGCGGGTAACAATAAGATATTCACAGGCACTACTACCCTTACTGACGCAACCCCAGCATCTTATACGATTACAGCTAATAACTGGAAGATGGTAAACTTTAACGACCATCTGTTTATGTTTCAGTTAGGTTATGAGCCTTTAGTCTACTCATCACACACAGGCACTGTGCAAAAGATGTCTGCACATGCTCATGCTACAGGTACGCCACCACAGGCTAATGAGGCATTAGCAGCCTTTGGTAGACTCTGGGTAGGTGACTTTTCAGCGGATAAGTCTACACTTTACTGGTCTGATCTGTTAGATGGCACTGCATGGTCTGGAGGCTCTACAGGCTCCATTGACATCTCTAAGGTATGGCCTAATGGGATGGATGAGATTGTTGCCTTAGCAGCTCACAATGGATTCTTGATTATCTTTGGTAAAAACTCCATTGTTATCTATCAAGGGGCTGTTGATCCTTCCACGATGTCTTTGGTGGATACAATTGCAAATGTAGGTTGTGTTGGAAGAGACACTGTACAGCCCACAGGTACTGACTTAATCTTTATGTCCAGTGAAGGTTTACGTAGCTTTGGTAGGACTATTCAAGAAAAGTCAATGCCCGTTAGGGACATCAGTAAGAATGTTCGTAATGATTTATTAGCTATTAACATAGCACAAGTCAATAGTCCCTTACGCTCCGTATACAGCCCAGAGGAAGCATTCTACTTACTGTCCTTTAGTGACTCTAAGTACGTCTATTGCTTTGATATGAGGACTGCTCTGGAGGACGGGGCGCATAGGGTTACTACGTGGTCAGACACAACTATAAGAGCACTTGATAGGACTCAGGACGGCTTATTGTACGTGGGGAATACCAATGGTATTGCTACTTACAGTAACTATCAGGATTATGGTCAGCCCTACGACATGAGCTACTTTAGTAACCCACTTTCCTTTGGGGACAGCTCTCGTCTTAAAATACTCAAAGAAATTATCATTACGTTTATTGGTGGTCAGGGAGCACAGGCAGTTGTGAACTGGGGTTATGATTACAGTCAAGCCTACACTAAACAGATTGTTGAGATTAACTCTGGTAGTAAGACTGCGTACTATAATGAAAGTGAATATAATGTGTCTACTTCAGAGTACAGTGCTTCAATCATTGTGGACAGACCAAAGACTAAAACAACTGGATCAGGAACGGTAGTAACCATAGGTATGGACGCTACTATTAATCAAAATGCGTTATCTTTGCAAGAACTTAATATTCAAGCTTTAATAGGTAGGATGATCTAATGAGCAATTACACAAAGACTACAAACTTTACAGCCAAAGATACTCTTCCTACAGGAAATGCAGCGAAGATTATTAAGGGTACTGACTTTGACACTGAGTTTGATGCACTGGTTGTAGCGGTGGCTTCAAAGGCTAACTCAGCAAGTCCAACATTTACAGGGACAGTTACGATACCAACGCTTAATGTAAGCGGTACGTTGACTGCGGGAACAATTACTGGAGGTACGTACTAATGGCTCTTATTGATGATTTGTTAGGGCTTGGTTTTGATGTAAGTCAATTTAAAAACCTTTCCGATGAGCTTAAAGCCTTTGGGACTGAAGCTCAAACTGGTATGGAGGCTA